CCGCCTCTCTGATCTTCTCTTCGTATTGAATTCGGGTGAACTGTGGTAAGAGTGTTGGTCCAGCAGTCTCAATTTGTTTCTTCAATTCGTCCAAGGTGAGACTTTCACGACGTAGAAATAGTATGACGACGACAACAATTGTAAAGATTATTAAATACATCCTGATATTAATGAATAAAATGTTCTACACCAAACTTTGGACGAACCAAACTTTTCACTTTGTCTTTCACACTACCGAGGTTCCGCACATGGACTGGGTGGCGTTCAAAGAAGACGTCAGAAGTTGTTTCAAGAAGGAGCAGTTTAATTTCCTGTTTGATTTTTCAGACGTCAAGGTGGTCCAAGTAGCAACCATCCCACGGTTGATATGGGAGTTCAGTTCGCTGATGCGCGAGTTGAAACCCAAGACCGAAAATCAAGTCATCCGTTCAGCAATCGTGACCAACCCGACGTTCTTCACGTTCAAGTTCATCGAGAGCATCATCTGGATGTATAGGAATGTGAGACCCGTCAGCGTCGTCAGGACGTTGCCAGAAGCGTACGATTTTCTTGGGTAATACTAATATGGATCTCCGCACGGACTCCGAGGTTCACTATCTTTACATTGAAGGATCGTCAAACGTTTCCACGAGACAATTCCAAGAGATTTACCGGAATGTCTACCAGGTGGACCTAGTTTATGCAGAGGCGACGGTTTTCACCGACAGCAACTCGATTGTCTATGACATTGAGGAACTCCGTTCACCTTTCACCGACAGTGCCGTGACGGCAGGTGCAGACAGCTCAAAGATTCGAGGTTTCTTCGCTACCATTCCTCCCAACGGTGTGGCGGCGGGTTCGATTAGATATTTCCAAGAAAATGCTGATTTCAAATACAGCATCCAGTACAAGAACCCAGTGAGTTTCGATAAACTCACCATTCGTGTATTGGACAGTGCAGGAAGTCTTGGAACGGCAGCCGGTCACAAGCTTCTTTTGAGGGTTCACATCGGAAACCCCAATATCCGCCCCCAGATGCCAGTGGACTGGCGGGAAGAAAACAAACAAATATTCGACCCCGATTCCCTAGGTCTACTTGGGAACTAAAATGATTGGTCTCGGTTTGGCGGTCTTCTGGCGAAAATTAGGCGCTATGTCATCCTTGCGGAATTTGCTCGTTATCTTGAGCATGAAAGAATTTTCGTTCAACCCCTGAAAATTGATAAGCGACCCATCGGACTTCCTCCATCTCACAGTGACTCTGGACAACTGTGAAATAGGAGGGTAAAAATCAACACCATAATTGTAATCATTTGTTTCCGAAAAATGTTTGATGCCACCGGAACTTACATCCATGACGATGGGTCCAAAATTGTACTGTGAAGCCGATGTGCTGAATGAATTTACTTCAATCTTTTGAGCCTGATGCATCCTTCCATTATTCAATTCGTTTATATCCAAATAGACGTAGTTGTCTGCTGTGAGATTGATAAGTTGATCCGACTTTATGAAGAAATTTTCACGATATCTGTCATTATTTGCGTAAAGTGGAAATGTTGTCGTGGCGTTAGAAAGATCCTGAACTTCGGCGGCCGTTCTCGTGCTCGTGTCGCTGAAACCCATAAGATTCGCCAGTGTGGACGAAGGCTTCAAATCAAAAGCAGAATAAACATTTGACCTTAGAAATGCATATCTCCCCTCGTTGGATAAATAGGTGACATCGATCCCTGATACTGGATTGATTGCATTCTGTATTTCAGCACCAAGACCCGTGGCCGAGTAGAATCCATTGGGTATTGAAAATGAATGAAGAGAATTAGTTTCCAGATTGCTAACTTGGATAATGTCAGTTCCGTCCACAACATTCTGAATGACGTTCGGTACTGAAGCCTGGATCAATTCCACTCGCGTGACATCATGAATGGGATTGGTCAGATGCATGGTATAAGAATTACCCGAGGGATACAAGGCCGTGTCTCTGAGATTCGAGTTGACCACAAGGTAATGCGTCTCCATGTTATTACTATTTAATCAGATTTTACTTGGACTTAAAAAGCGTGTCCCAGCCGCGAGGAAGTTTTCCGGGAATGTGTGAAAGAATCCAAATTATAAAGTAGTTGAACCACACGACAAGCATGGCTCCGCTCAATGCAGTATCTTTATTTCCATATATTTTATTTTTAATAAACTCTTTACCTGCACTTGGACTAATTGCTTGAAGAACATCCGTAAAAATAGTCAAGTAACTGTTTTTGTTAGGGATAATGAGCGCCGCCGCCGATCCGGCCATGAGTCCTATATAGGCTGCCTGCCATATCATCCACGGCTCTTTTTTGTTTTTGTTGTCGGCTACCAGGAGTGCGTAAATGAAACTTGACACAATGAATGAAGTCAGCATATTAATACCAGCATTCTTGCCAATCGCCATCGCCGGTATTATGGATATGAGCAAAGTCACCAGACCGCCTGTCGGCGTCCACCATCCTAAAACGGTTCCGTAGTTTATGAAAAATGATAGACAAGTACCAAAAACAAGTACACCAAATCCGATGCTACCAATCAAGGCTTCGTCGCCAAACTTTCCCGAACCTCCATAGAAAATAAGTGCTCCTGCGGCTATATAACTTCCCAAAAGACCAATTATCAAGCTAGACAAGAACGCAGCATATCTTTGTTTTTTATTCTTGGGATTCGCTACATTTTTATCAATATAAGACAAACCAAAAACAATTGCAGCAAAGAATAAACCAACAAAAGGTGGCCAACCCAATACTGCTGTGGGGAATGAAAACCCCAAGGTCATCATAACCAAATCTGCCCAAGACAAATAATTCTTAAGGGGGTCCTGGCCCATATCTAATATCAGGGACTAAAAATATTTTCATATAGTAGATAATGTTCTTCATTCTTTTGACAATCATACTTTCCTACCTGTATATGTTCCTGAGATCCACTTCGCCTGCTTTCATGGACGCAACCATTTTACCCGCATTGATCTGGTCCATTGCCCTAGCGGTTTTTAGGATGTTCAGTTTCCTCTCAACCTTGGGCCTTCTTTTCGGTATTCCAGCACTAGCATTTATGTGGCAGGTGGTCTATATATGGATCAGCTACGTGTCTGAAAAATCTGGCAATAAGAATTTGAGAAAGAAATTCGACGATTTTATCTATGCCGTACTCGCGCCAGTGAGAGCCATCGTGAATCTGTGGAATGCCATTGTCAATGGTCTATCTACGTGGTTTAGAGTCGTTTCGGAAAATTGGAACAATATGATTAAAGTTTACACAGACACAGTTAATCTCGTCTCAAACTCGTTCAAGTTTTTGTCCGAGCAAGCCGCGAAACTCTGGACCGAGATAGTTATCACTTTCAAGGCACTGTGGGATCAAAGCATCAAGCTTCTCCAACTAATTGTCAGCATGGGTGGAACGATTGATGAAGACATAGCACCTCCACTCCCAGAACAATTCGAGAAGTCCGAATACCCTCAATCGAGTTCCCCACAGGTCTCGGTCGCGCAAACGGTCGAACAACAGGCAGCATCCGTCATTTCAAGTCTTGGAAGTTTTTTTAGATGATGATATTAGTATGGAATACATTTACACGGTATTTTTAACAATTATTCTCGGCATCATCTTGAAACTTACTAACCCGGTAATGTTTCTTTTGTATTACCCTGTAACTAAATTAGTATTCAAGGTAATAAAAAAGGATACTAAAAAACTTGATGACTTTTACTTGGCCATCCCGAATTTTTTCAATTTTACCAAAATCACCAACTTCATAACCAAGTGGATCATCATGCCTCCTATCAACTTCATCTCATGGTTACCAAGAGCCATTCTGTCAATTGTGAAATTTCAGACAAAGGTCATTGAGTTCTTACTTGTCACTGTTCCTAAATACGTATTCAAAGTCGTGAATTTTATAGTAGACAATTTGATCATCGGCCCCATCAAGTTCTTTACAAACTATTTTATAAGATTAACCGATTGGATCGCCAGTGGAGATGCCAGTGATTACTTTACAGAAGCCATCATATTTTGGTTCGAACTCTATTTTTTCCAAATTCAACAACTTTTCAATCTTGCTATCACTAGCATGTTTGGACACATATATGGTAATGATCCTGTTATCGATGTCATTAGACTTCCAGATGATATGTTCTTGTTGAACATGATAAAAATTTAATCTAAATTATTTCTAGATGAACATCCTTGCCCTACTACTAGATTGGTTTCTTCACTTTGATAAAAAGTTACTCATCGTGCCAAATGCGATTGCCAATTTTTTCATCGGGATATGCATAGCCTTTGTGAATCTAGCATCTTCGGTTGGACAAGCCATCGTGAGTTTTCTCGGCCTCGTGACGAATAACATGGCATCCCAAGGCAAAGCAGCGGCGGACTACCTCACCAATCTCGGAAACTCAATCGAGAAAGCAAAGAATTGGATTGTAAAGTTCAATTCAGATTCGGTAAACTATGCAATCAAACTCTATGGATGGGCACTGGTGACCGGGTGGAGGTGGCTCAGTCAATTCGTCATAGCAATTTTCATGCTTTCAATTGAGTTCCTCAAAGATTTTGGAAACGCATTCATGGAATCCAGCCTTAGCGCAATACCAAGAGCCGTCACCAACATGATATTTAACATACCAGGGTTCAACTTGATTCCAGGCATCGGTGCAGTAAAGGATGGAATTTCAAAATCCATGGAACAACTATTCAAAGTCGGTGGTTCGATAACACCATCAGGTATCGATATCGGCGGAGCTATAAACAATGCACTCAACGCATTCGCAGGTGCTGTGGAAGATGGAGTCAAATCGTTCTTTGGACTTTAAGGCTTCCACGCAAGGAACCACGGCAGGATCATCAAACCCAATGCCAAGATCACGAGGTCAATTTTAAGCACCTTGTTCTTGATATCGGGACACCAGTTATTGTACTTCTGGATCTGCTCGCTGTCCTTGGGCTTGGCCCACCAGTAGAACAAAGCCAGGTAGGTCGGTCCGAGATTGCGCTGACACTGATACCAGTGATCATACCATGCCAACACGATGTACGGGAAGTACAAAAGACCCAACAACACCCACTTGTTCCTAGGCGGAAGATACCAGTATCCACCCGCCAGAGCTAGTGTGAACCAGATGCACTTCCAGTTCGCCACTGGCCGCGTCTTGTCACATTCCTTGTGATCGTGATCTTCCATTTAACAATATTAAAGAAAAGAATCTATAGATGAATACCAAAAACATGCAAACCTTAGTTGTTCAGAAGATGCATTCTGATGCTATGTTACCGACACGGGGCACAGAACTTTCTGCGGGTTATGATCTCTATGCTTGCTCGGACTGTGTGGTCCATGAGGGAAAGAGGTTCGTGGTTCCCACTGGGATTCGCGTGAAGATTCCCGAGGGATGTTACGCTCGCATTGCCAGTCGTTCGGGACTGACCGTCAAACATGGAATCGAGGTGGGTGCCGGAGTCATCGACAGGGATTATGAGGGTGAAATTCGGGTCGTTTTGTTCAATCATGGGAATCGCCCGTTTCACATCAAACAGGGTTATCGCATAGCCCAGTTGATTCTGGAGCGTTACGAGCATTGTGACCTTGTCGAGGACCCAGAACTGTATCCACAAATTCCCATTCAGGATCCTCCGGTGGCTCCCGACCCGTCAGAAATCCCAGACCATCAGTTCAAACCAGACCTCATTGATCACGCTAGGAATCAAGGTCTAGGACCTAGGAGTGTGGGTGGTTTTGGTTCCACTGGGGTTTAAACAAAAAACACTATATTAGTTAAATGACGTTCTTTCCGGCTCTTTATGGCAAAGATGCCAAAGGAAAGACTCGCATTTGGCAAGTTGAGGTCGTCAATGGAATGATTAGACGAACCACAGGTCTTATCGATGGTAAAAGATCTGTGACGGAACGCCCCCCAGATGCCAAACGCAAGACTCCGATTGAGGAGCAAGCTGCCCAGATGTGGCGAAAACAGGTCAAGTTGGGGTACATGGACAATATTCAACTGAGGTCTGAAGTTGTCCTCAGACCCATGCTGCTCTACTCGTTCAGCGCGAGATCCTATGGGATCGACGGTGACATTCGCTTTCAGCCCAAGTTGGATGGTGTCAGGATGCTCGGTGGATTTTCGGGTGGTGGACTTTTGCTTCAATCCAGGAATGAACAGAGGATTGAACATTTGACCCACCTGGAGAAGGCACTGGAAGGAAAGTTGGAGGAGGGCGAGTTCTTGGACGGCGAACTCTTCTGCAAGGACTTGGACTTTGAACAAATCACCAGTGCCGCTCGGGGTTCAGAAAGTCCCTATGCACCCAAGCTGGAATTTCACTGCTTCGACTACTTTCGCCTAAGTCAGTTGGATATGCCTTTTATGGAACGCTATGAGAGACTCAAGGAAATCATCAAGTCAATCAAACACCCCATGATCAAGATCGTTCCAGCCTATCAAGGAACCGCCAAGGACGCCGACAGGTATCACGACAAGTTTGTGGCAGAGGGTCACGAGGGCGTGGTGGTGCGCGTGGCCGAAAGTCCCTATTTGCTCAATAGGCGCTCGTCCCAGTGCATCAAGTACAAAAAGATGATGACCGAAGAGTTTGAAATCGTGGGTGCCGAGGAGGCAGAAGGTAAAGACCGCGGGACACCCATTTGGATCTGCGAGACCAAGGACGGAGACACATTCAAGGCCCGACCCAAGGGAACCATGGAGAGCCGAAGGGAGTTGTGGAAGAACCGAGGGAAGTTGATGGGTGAAATGCTCACCGTTCAATTTCAGGGACTCACCCAAGATGGAGTTCCACGCTTCCCCGTGGCACTCGCCGTAAGAAATTATGAGTAATATTAATATAATGGTTTCACCAGAACAATTACATAGTCTCAGATTGTCGCGACCAAACCTCATGCTAATTCATGTAGGTTCTCGGACTCATTTTCAAAATTGCAGGCTTCCGAACTCGATTAACTTCCACATGACAGTGTTTGACCGCATCAATGCCATCCTTGCCGGTGAAAATGATCCCAAGCGAATCGAAAAGAGATCATACGAAGAAAAAGTTCTTCGGGAGCGATCCGATCGCCTGTTGTTGGCGCGGGGTAGGGTGATCACCGCCACGGACGATGCCAACAGTGCTCGGATAGCAGAGAATAGTGCTAGGATTGCTCTTGAACAAGTAAGACCATTGATGAACATCGAGCCCATGGAGTTTTCCCAGAAGTCCAAGAAGTTTGAAGACGCGGCCAAGTTGAAGATCATCAAAGAGACCGATCTGGATAGGGCCGTCAGGATGTACGATGCCGAAGTCGCAAGACAAAATGAACCCATCGTGATGCCAACGACCAAACCCGATGCTCCAAGTGAACCACCCAAAGAAGTCGAAAAGGTAACTTACATGGACGTAGAAAAGCGAGGGGAAGGACTTTTCTCCGGAACTGGGCGAACGTTTCCCGGTTTCGACCAAGCCATAGTGCTTTACGGAAATAATAAACAGTCACTGGTCGCCAAGATGGCCAAGGTCCATATGAACGAATATGGTTTCACTAACATATTTGTCCTTGAAGATGGGTTGGAAGGATGGAGGGACAAGGGTCTTCCAGTGGAGGGTGATTGTGATGTAATGTTAATTAGAGAATACATTCGTTAGTAGTATAAATGTCAGAAATCCGTGTTGAGAAGCATGGGTTCGTACGTCTTGTCGATACAATGCCGAGGGAGGATCTTGATCACGCCATAGTCCAAGCCGCCCGCGTTTCGTATGGAGAAGGCACAAAGAGTGTTCGGAGTGACCGCGGTCTGATTCGCTACCTGCTCCGTCACGCTCACACAACGCCCTTTGAGATGGTGGAATTCAAATTTCACATCAAGATGCCTATCTTTTTGGCCCGGCAGCACATGCGTCACCGGACCGCCAGCATCAATGAGATTTCGGGTAGGTATTCGCAGCTGCCTGAGGAGTTCCACGTTCCGTCCGAGTTCCGTGGTCAGTCCAAGGTGAACCATCAGGGTTCAGAGGGAGTTCTGGATTCGCCCGCGTCTATGGTGCTGTTGAGGAGCCAGAAGGCTTCGTGTGAACAGGCATTCGAGGTCTATCAATTGCTCTTGCACCACGGAGTTGCACGAGAGACGGCACGGGAACACCTACCTCTTTCGACCTACACCGAGTTCTACTGGAAGATCAATCTACACAATCTTCTTCACTATCTGCGTCTCAGGATGGACAGTCATGCCCAACCGGAGATCCAGTTGTACGCCAAGGCGATGTACGACCTGATAAAGCCACTGATTCCAGCGGTCGCTGAAGCCTATGAGGATTACATTCTTGGGTCTGTGACCCTTTCTAGATTGGACCTTGTGAAAATAAAGCAAAATCTTCTTGAGGGGAAACATGAACCCTATCCTTCAGATGGTGAGGAACTAGAGCTTTTAGAGAAGCTCCGCGTTCTTGGAATCGCCTAGACTTGTTCGGAGGCTTGTATCTTTCACCGGGAGCAAGTTCACGAGGTTCGTAGGTCTTGGGTGGAGGAATGACCGGTTTCGGTTTAGGTTCTTTCGGAATCACAATCTCTTCATTTGTTTCCTTTTCCTGCGAAGAAGCCGAGATGATTGTCTGAATTCTTTTCCATGTTTCTTCATCAAGTTCTCCTCCACCCAATTCATCTTCGCGGAATCCGTAAGAAAGGTAGATCGCCATGCGTTCTTCAAACGTCTTTCCTTCGAGTTCCATTATGAGCTGCTGACACTGTTTATTTGTTATGACATGGTGTTTGTGCAAAGCCATACCACATCCTTCCACTGGACAGGGTGGATAGTAGCGTCGCGTGTTTGTATCACAACGTTTGTGACATATTTCATCGTTGTCACTCAAGTAGACATCAAGTTTATCAATTATAAATCTATTACATATTGAACATTTTGTAAATGGGACGAGGTTTAGACGACACTCGTGATGAACGTGATGACCGCAACGGACGTTGACTTTGCAGACGAATGAAATGTCTTCACCACAGATACTACACATTCTAAATATCTTCCATGTCTTTTCTTTAACGCTTCATCACAGTACCGCACATCCTGCAGGTGATGAACAAGGTCATGGGCTCGTCTGCAGATCTTGTCTGCTTTTCCACATAGGTCGTCTTCATGGATTTGCACTTGCCACACTTGAACATCCCGTCCTCGTATTCCTCTGGCTTCTTCTCGACAACCTCCTTCTTTGGTTCCTGATACCAAAGGTCCCATATCTCCTTGGTGTCGAATGTATTGGGCTTAAGTTCACCGCTCTTGATTCTGTCCAGGAACTTGGACTTGTCGTTGTTGCGGATCGCGTAGATTAGTGATCTCATTCGGTTTGCGTAGAGGCGTTTGAAATCCGGATTCTTCCAATTTGCCCGTACATCTCTCTCGCCAATGACCGTGGCGTTTTTGAATGGCTTCGGCACCTCGATCATGTAGTCACTCAGGTTAGATGAAATGTGTTCAGATAGTTTGGCATGCTCGGCTTTGAGTTCCTCGTTCGCATGTCTCTTGTCTAGAAATGATGCCCTTTCTGCACGTACCCAACACTCATTGGAGTTGATGTAAATGTCTCGCTGTATCTGAACCAACTTGGTCATCGTGTCCCTGCGAACTTGTGTGAGTTTCTTGTGTATTTTTTGCATTTTTTGAAAACGTTTCGCATTCAGAAGGTGCAAAAGTCTCTTGATGATGCGCTTCCTCTTGGTGATGTCAGGAAGCTCGAGGTATTCCTCTTCCTGGTTGATGAAGACCTTGGGCTTGAAAGAAGGTCTGCGAATGAAGTAGCGTTCAAGTTTTTGGTTAATCATTGACAGGCCCTTCATCTCGTTCTCCATCTCTTCGATGTCTTTCTTGACCAAAGTAAGAAGTCTCTTGAGTCTTGCCTGGTCCAGAAGCCTCTTACTGACCTTTTTGATTGGTGACACGAATGTTTCACCTACCATTTGATTCTTGATCTCTAAAAGGCGTTCCTGCTTTTCCACCAAAGGAGTCTTGCGCTTGACCACTCCACTTTCAGTAACGTCAAATATGTAGTTCCTCTTGGCGAGATATTCCGTCCATATTTTTGAGTTGAACTTTTGGATCTCCTTCTGATTTTCATTCACGTCTCCGGGTTTCATTTGCTTTATGCACCAATTCTTGGCACCTTTACTGAGATGTGTAGCAAGCGTACCTGCCTTGGCTTCGCTCACCAACCCAGAGTCAATGAGCGCGGTCGTCGCGAGTGCGATGGATTTGGTTTCCATTGTGTTCTCTGATCTGACCTCCATGGAGGTCGTCTCTCCCTGAATAATTATTTCAACTTCTTTACTTGTAGGGTTTGGGAGTTGCGATTTCGCTTCACTTCATTAGGATCGCCTTTACCGCGAGCACCTGCTGGACCTTTTTGACTGTAGGTTTTCTGATGAAGATTCCAGAATTGTTGCGACCCCACTCTGAAATTCTGATGAATCTTGGCCTTGTACCAGAACACACAGTCTTCGATCCGGTTGGACTTGGACGTATTGTCCAGCACCAAAACCTCATAATTTTCGGTGCACGCTGTCATCACCTGGTTGAACATATCGAAGTTGGGGAAGATACCGAAGAATGCCTTGTACAACTTTTCTCTGTTCTGGATCACATTTTCTCGCGCGATGAACACATAGTCCACATTGGCACGGAGGTCCGGACTGAGGTCCATGCAGTACTGCATAGTCAACATGAAAAATATTTTCCAGTGGCGACCGTTCATGAAGCACTGGCGAATACAAGAGTCTTTTAGGAATTTTCTATCATACATACAATCGTCCATCAATATGAAAGCTCCAATATCCCTGGACGTCAGTTCCTTCTTCCCTGGTGGCGGTTTCATGTTCACCATCTTCCTCTGTCTTTCAATCACTCTCTCGATGATGTCCTTATCGTATTCGCCATAAATGAATAAATCGGGGATGAACTGCTGATACCAGTGGTTTCCTTCCTCGGTCGCCGACATCACCACGCCCGCCGGAAGATGCTTCTTGTGATAGAGAATGTCGGTCACCAAGGTTGATTTTCCTGTGCCACGCTTGCCAATAAACACACACACCTTATCGTCACCCATTGAAGCGGGATTGAATTTTTTGAGCTGAATGTTCATATCTATTAGTCATGTGTATTTTTTGAAATCTTTTTTTAACACATCATATTAGGATGCAACTTGCCGTCACAGGATATCAGGATACTTTTTTAACTGGAGACCCACAATTGAGTTATTATCAAAAAGTATTTACGAAACGTGCTGGATATACTTCAGAGCTTCTTCGTATCGCTTTTGATTCGGATATACGCTTTGGGGGTTCTTCTATTTGTACTTTGGATAATGACACTTGTGATATTATCACTGGGTTTTACCTTAATTTTTCATTTCCTTCTTCACAATCTGTACCACAAGACGCTGGACATGCTTATATCGAACGCGTCGATCTATTGGTGGGCGGACAGACCATCGTTTCGATGACCGGTGAAATCATGGCAATTCTTTCGGACGTTACAGATGAGCAGAGAACGCGAGAGAATTATGATAAAATTCTCAAGAGAAGTGTTTCACAATTATCTTACGGCACGAGTTCTTCAACAAACTCGTTTTATGTAGAACTCCCTTTCTTTGGAAGATCTTATTCAAATTCATTCCCTCTTTTGGCATTAAACCGACACACAATTCAAGTTAGACTTTTTATACGTGAACAGTCCGAACTTGAGAACCCCCCTTTACCTAAAGTAGAACTTCTTCTTCAAGCTATGTACATAGACCAAGAACATAAGAACTTTTTCCTAGGAAGACAATTGGACTACGTTATAAAACAATATCAACTTGCACGAGTGAATTTGAAAGACCTTAATCGAATCAGTTTCAAAACATTATTCGAAAATCCAGTCAAAGAATTCGTCATGGTCGTACAAAATGACTCGGGTACCGATGGCGTGTTCGACTATTCTTCGCATAAAAGTACTACATACACAAGCTATCTAAATGACCAGGTGATCCAATGGATAATGTTGCTCAATGGTCAAAAATATTTCGATCTTGACCAAATAACTATGAGGGTCATTCAGCCCTATGAACATTACATACAAACACCGAACTACAAAGTGAATATATTTAATGTGGGACAGGATACCAGTGATACCCCTTCTGGAACTATTAATATGAGTAGAATCTCAAATCAAACATTCCAAATTAATCTAGTAGATTCAGATATAACTCGTAAATTACGCCTCTACGCGGTAAACTATAACATTTTCCGCTGCCAAGGCGGACTCGGTGGAACACTATTCGTCTAGTCAAGCTTGATCTCGCGACGCTTCTTGTCCGAAGTTCGCATCTTGAAGAACAGACGAAGCACGCCATCTACGTAACTCGCCTTGTAACCTTCATCCGATACATCCACGTAACTGGGCAAATCGAATGAAGTACTCTTTTTATCGCCATATGTCACCGTCACTTCGTGGTCATCCGAAGAAAGTGTGATGTGGATGTTGTCCTTGCCTACTCCAGGCAGATGCATCTCAATCTCAAAACCCTCATCTGTGGTGTGGGTACGCTTGTATAGATATCTGTCAGCCAATTTATTATTAAACTGCTTCTCCATGTTGGGAAGCTCATTCAGAACCTTGGACGTGGTGTCCAAAAGGTCATAAAGATCGCCATGCCGAAGAAAAGGTAAAAAAGCCATTGTACTTTATCTTGGAATCTTTTCTTTAATTATCTTCCATTCCTCCCAGTTGGGAGATCTCGTGTCCGCCACACAGACCTCAGCGATCAAGCGCATCGGTGTGGGATACACTGAATATACTTTGTCGTAGGGAAAGAATGAATAAATGTGACTCAGGTGAGGCATGTGCTTGATGTCCAAACCCTCTACGTCGCACTCCCATCCAATTGAATGCAGTGGATCTACCTCATACTGCTTTCCAATCTTTCCGTATTGTTTGAAATCCACGACATTGTATAATCTACCAAGATTGTCTGGATCAGGAACGGTCGCGTGGTTAGTCGAGATGGTGATGTGGGGGATGTGCCTAAACTTGTAGACCTTGGTCAGAAGACGATGATTCAGTGGCACCAGCCAGACAGAATAACCATACATTACTATATATGCAGGATCTTTCTTTAAGCCAGAAGATGGGTGTGGCCATTGCCATCGCTCCGACCGTATTGATGTTGGGACCCGTGCCTCTCGTTCTGGCTTCAGGAGATTTCCTGATGCGTCAAATAATTAAACATAAAGTCCAAGATAACAGTGTGAAGTTCAAGCCTAGGTAGCCTCATATGGAGTGGATTGCCTGGGTGATTTCACATTGTTCTCCGGTAGCTCATTAGGTAGAGCGCAAGACTGTTAATCTTGAGGTGATGGGATCGAAACCCATTCGGAGAGTTTTTGTTGATCCGTAAAAATTTACTTGTCAACAAAGTATCTGCGGGCCAGATAGAAACCGACCGCAACGATGAGACCGCTGACAGCCAGCCCGGCCATGCTGCGAGATCCATCCTTGGACATGAAGTTGGGGATGTATACAGCCAACTTTGCCTGAACCTCTGGATAGAATACCAGGGCAACCAACACCGCAACAATCACAGCTTCGTACTGCTCCTTGGTCAGTCCAAGAGGAAACTTCTTCTCCTCAACCACCACGGGCGCGGAAGGCTCGGGTGTTGGTGGCCTCTGCTGAACCTGCTGGGCGGGCTGAGCCATGAGCATCTCATGGGGAGCCACGGACGCCTGAGGTGGGATCACGGTGTGCATGTCAGCCGACATGTGATTGTTCATGGGCTCATCATATTCGAGATCAGAGATGGGAGTGGAAAATGCCATACTATTAAGCATTGGTTTTTCTTGTTGTTTATCATCATTATTTTTTCGGTCTATCGCAATTCGCTGGGCATCATATCCAGTATCCCTTTCTTTAGAATTTCCAGGTTTCGGTACAGATAGTCCTGCACCAACACCAGCACCAGTGTCTGGTATGGAAGGATTGTAGGTCAGAGGTGTTCCACCACCACCGGCATTCAAGTCATACATTTCCATTTCTATTAATGAAAAACAATCATTTGAGCCTGCACTGACGCATCTTTTCCAATGCACGTTGCTTCTGCCACCTAACCTGCGTTTCGGTGATGTTCATAGCCTTTGCCACCTGAGAGTCACTCATGTTGTGTATGTAAAGACAAGCGATGACAGCCCTCTGACCGTGGTTCAAACAAGACATGATATCTTCTACCTCGTTTAGTGATTGCGATTCTGGTTCAGGGTTGTATACCTCGGCTACTGGAAGATAATCCATAGCTTTTCTGGTTTTCTGAACATACCTCGACATATACGACTTTATCCACGGATAGGCGTAGGTCGACAGCTTGATACCCCTGGATGGATCATACTTCACAATCGCACGGTGCAGTCCCAACGTCCCCTCCTGAACAAGATCCTTTCTAGAAATACCAGGTCGCTGGTATCTGTAGGAAAGCTTATGAACCAACCCAAGATTTTGGTGCACAATCTCAGTTGTGGTCTTCATGTTTTTCTAGTTTCCGCCCTTTTTCTTTAAACGAAGATCGCATTCCCACCGCGCAGACGAAGCACCAAGTGGAGCGTGGACTCCTTCTGAATGTTGTAGTCCGAAAGGGTCCGCCCGTCCTCCAACTGCTTCCCCGCGAAGATCAACCGCTGCTGGTCCGGTGGGATTCCTTCCTTGTCTTGAATCTTTGCCTTCACGTTGTCAATGGAATCCGAGGAATCAACCTCTAGCGTAATAGTTTTGCCTGTCAATGTCTTCACGAAGATCTGCATCCTTAATATTAATCTCCAGAATTATAAATGATTGGCGTCGTCGCCTTAACTACCTTTTTGGTATTCTTCATTGAAGGGCTTGTCCATTACAATATTGGTAAGAACAAACTGTCCAAGTTGCAGTTTCCACAGGGTCGGGAAATATTCCAGTGGATCTTCACGCTGACTTTCTTCAGTCTGCTGAACGGTGTCCTGGCATCCTACGCCGAGGAGGTCGTATAACGTGAACTTCGCATGATCTTCCATAGAATGATAACCAATATTGTTATAGTAATCATATGGATAATGGCAGTGCAAGTTAAATAATAACCAAGATGTAATCTAAGTGGTTTCCACAATTTTTCGTGGACGTCTGGGTGATCGAAAAACATTTCTATTGCTTGAGTAGCTAGATCCTGTTCCTCTTCCTTGCTCATGGACAAGTTTCTTAAAACCAAAAAAGATAATATCTTTGACAAATGCGAGCCAGGCAAACTATTTCTAGTCAAGGGCTGGTCCACGGCACAAATATGCAAGACAATTGGTTCGTCGGCGGTCTATGTGGGGACCGACACTCTGCGTTCCCAGAACGTCACCCAAAACTTTTTCGGATTCATCGGTTTCAGTAAGGCTGACATTGTCACGGATGATTCATCGATGATCAAAAATGAGTTGCCCGGTTGGCGTTGGATCCAGCAGAATCGCATCAAGATTCACTCCCGAATCTTCATACCTTGCGAAAACAACTTGGATACAATCCAAATTCAAGACAAAACCTTGGAACCGGAAAATAACAAAGCGGTTGTGGAAACACTCCACCAGAGAGACCTGTTCAAAACTACCAAGGAAATCATGGACGATGTTCTAACCACCAAGGGGAACTTTAAAGTGAACGACTATCTGGGAATACACATGGACGAACCTGGAAATCGCATGGGAATTGTACAAGAAAATTACGTCCAAGCCAAAGGAATCTCCATAGAAGAAGTATCCGAAATCGCAGACCATCTCGTCGATGCGGATTACTGGGACACTATGATGTATTCAACCATGTATAACGAACAAATGCATGAACAATTTGTATTGGCATCGGTTATAAATCCATGCGCCATCATTCAAAACCGCATCCCAGTAAACAAGATGGCGGCAGCCAGAGTATGGACCAAGGATTTCAATATGCGTCTCAAGAAATCATTGGAAAAACATTGGGTTCGTTCGGATCCAGATACTATGCAAGTTTTACGTCACAAACCAGAACTTATAACTGAATACTGCACTAATTCAAGTGGCATTCATTTCATAAATCAGACATCCATGTCATCAAAGATAAAACCCGATGTCATGAAGGAATTGAAACTCAAGTTAAAGGAGAGAGAGCAAGACTTTTTATAACAAGCAACATGAGGCGCCTCTATGCCAGAGATGACGAGTCTGACGATGGAAGCGATGCGGGCGTTGGTGGCGAGAACTACAACATCGACATCATAGGAAATGATATACACTTTACAGGCGAAATCTCCGATGAATCCATGCACGATCTAATTGTTAAGGTCAAGACGTTGGAAAGGAAACTCCTCAGTGTCAGGGAATACAAACCCAAGATTACACTTTATGTCAGGAGCGATGGAGGCGACTTCTTTGCAGGACTAAGCTGTATGGATCACCTCAGAAGACTCAAAATCAAGCTGATCACGGTCGCAGATGGTTTTTGTGCCAGCGCAGCTACCTTCGTTTTGATGGGTTCCAAGCATCGCAGGATTATGCCTCATGCCCACTTGCTCATTCACCAACTTTCCACAGGCGCGATGGGCAAGTATGAAGAACTCAAGGACGAGATTAAGAATTGTGACAAACTCATGGAGACCCTCCGCAAGATCTATACCCAGTATACACAAATCCCAGAAGAAAAATTGAATAAGTTGCTCAAGAAGGATATCTACTTTACTGCCGAAGACTGTGAACGGTGGGGGATTGCCAAAAATAATATGTGATAATTACAAATATGAAGATGAAGATGAACATGAAGATGCCCAAGCTGTCCCAGCAGGCTATGATCGTCGCCTTCGCTGCCATTCTCCCAGTGATGGCTTCGGCTTACAAGCTCCGTATTCTGGATGCCGTCGTTCTGCTTCTGTCAGGTGCGCTTGCCGTCTATAACGTCAACTGTCTCACCGCGGGCAGCTGCAACACCTGGGCGACCGTGGTGTCTGTCTCTTTCTTCATCATGACCGTCCTGCAGCTCATGGCGCCGCGCGAGGGTCTTGAGGGAGAGGAGGAGATGCCCAAGAAGGAGGAGGATATGCTCGTCACCGACAAGGAGGAGGTCACCGAAGTGCCCACCAAGGTCGAGGAGAAGCCTGCCGCGCCAGCCCCCACGGAGGCCAAGATGCCCGCCGAGTCCAAGCCCGAGAAGGCCATGGCCAAGACTGCTCCCATCATCACCACCGACGAGGAGTTCGAGATGCTCAAGGCTCAGCTGATGCAGTAAAGTTCACCGCAGCTTCATAGAGATCAATCCCGTGGTCAGCGACCGCACAACAGGCTAGCGAAGACGCCTCAAGTTGCTCGAGGTCAGGCTTGTAGCCGTAGGGACTGGTAATGAAACATCCCTTTACGTGTTTGAATCCCCAAGCACGCAAAGGAACCCGAGGGATGGGATCGTTCACATCCACAAATCGGAAACTGTTGTCAATCACCGCATCGAAGAGATTTCGGAAGTGACCGCCTCCAACCCGTGGCGAACCGTAGGTCACACAGTATGTCTCCACGTCGCCCCCAACATTCTGCTCAACGTCCAGGGCACAGAGTGTAGAAAGACCACCACCAAGCGAATGACCCGTACATACCACCTTGGGGTTCGCCATGTACTTGATTGTGTCAATGATCAACGTGCGACCACTCA